GTTGTGTCGACTTCTTACTCCAAAAGGAGGAATAGTCTTAGATACCTTTCTAGGCTCTGGAACTACTGGCGTTTCTGCTTCTATGGAAGGCTTCAAATTTATAGGAACAGAGATGAATCCTGAATATTGTGATATTGCTCTTCAGAGAATTAAACATGCTACAGGTGATGATATACTAAAAGTGGATGCTGTTATATTTGAGGTGCAAAATGTCGAAAACAGGTAGACCATCAAAACTTAATGAGATTGTTATACAGATGTTCGAGAAGGCTTTTTCTGTTGGTCTTTCTCCAAAGTTAGCATGTCAACATGTAGGTATATCAAAATCAACATATAATACTTGGATGAGACGAGGAGAGCAAGAAAGAGAAAAAGATGAAGATACGCTATTTGCTGATTTGCATAGAAGGATCAAAAGAGCTGAATCTAACCATGCCCTTGCTAATCTTGCTCTTATTCAAAAAGCCGCTAAAGAGGATGGAATATGGACCGCTTCTGCTTGGTTACTCGAGAGAAGACATCCCGAATACAGACGACAACCTGAGCAAGTTGTCGAGGTAAAGATAGATAATAGATCTCTATCTGTTACAGGATTGATTGAACAGATCAGAGAGTCAGATCAATTGTTACAGGAGATTATGCAAAGACCAGTTATAGATTTGGATGAAGAATGAACGAAGAAATAAAAAAACAGCTACATAAAGATACAGCAATCCTTGAGCCTCAAGAATGCTTTAACAAGGCGATCATTGGTGTAGATAATCAAAGATTGATATATGATTATGATTTGATTATTGATAACCTGATGTCCTATTATGGTTGGGAATATATAGAGGCTTTGGAGTGGTTGGAATTCAACACGATCAGATCTCTACCTTACATGGGAAGGCTCGCTCCTATCGTAAAAAATACAGAGGATGAAAATGAATAGTAGCATAAAAAATAAATATTTTGCTGATTGGATATGTAAAAAGATAGGCAAGAAAAGTCCTTTTATGAAGAGGTTTGATCACTGGAAATCTAGAGACATCTTAAGATGGACACTTGGAGAGAATTTCCCCAAAGCTCCTGCGCTTTCTCAACTTCTTTATGATCTACATCTTTATACGGGTCAGGAGTATTCATCGTTGATTGTCGAGGCACATCAAGCACTTTTAAAGGATTATAGGGAGTATCAATTTGAACAGAGACAAACTAGAGGAGATATTAAAACAGAGACAGGATCTAATAGAACATGCTAAAAAATATCCGCTCTCTGTTGCTCTTCTTTGGTCTCCTCATTGTCATAGATGGGAAGGAATAAGGACAGAAAGAGATCGAGGGTGTGGAAAACCTATGACAAGAATCAAGGGCGATCTATTTAGGTGTGAAGATTGTGATATCACAGAACATAGAACATCTCAGAAGCATGCCCTTCTATCAATGGGATCAGAAAGTCTTTTGATCTCAGGAGGGAACAGAGCAGGAAAAACTCAAATAGGTGCTATGCTCTCTGTTGCTTGTGCGGCTGGAAGAAATGAGGCATGGGTGTCAGATTGGCTTATACTTAATGATCTTCCTGTAGATCTTGTTCCCAAAAATCCGAGTACTGTTTGGTGCGCTTCTTTGAGTTACAAGGATGGTCTAGAATATCTAAGACCTAAACTAGATCAGTATCTTCCTGAGGGTACTAAAAAAATAAGATGGAATTCCCAAGATCGTGCTGTAGCTACTTTGCCAAATGGAGGACGAATTGTATCTATGTCTTGTGATAGTGGGAGAGAGTCTTTTCAGGGTGGATCGGTGTCTATGGTCTGGATTGATGAAGAACCAAACGATGAAGGGATCTTTGATGAAGTTCTCCTTCGTACTGTAGATCTAAAAGGTAAGGTCATTATAACAGCAACACCTCTCAAAGGTCTATCTTGGATGTTTGAGCGATTTGTTGAAAACCCTGCTAAAGGTTTCGAAGTGGTAAAAATATCAGGTCTAGACAATCCCTATGTATCTAGTTTTAAAATGAGAAGAACTGTTGATCATTTATCAGAAGCCTCTCAAAAATCAAGACTTTATGGCGAGTTCTCTGCTCAAAGCGGTCTTGTGTATCCTGAGTTCTCAAAAGATATTCATATGATCGAACCCTTTGATCTTCCCAAACACTGGAAGAGATTTGTATCGATCGACTTTGGATCAAGCCATCCCTTCTGCGCTCTTTGGATTGTTGAGACTCCTGCTGGTTACTACTCTGCTGATAGTACTCTGATTGTATATAGAGAATTATATTGGGTCAATCATACAACGATAGAATCAGGAAGAGAGATCAACAGGATCAACAAATTACACGATGAAGAAATACACTGGTATGTAGCCGATCCTGAATCCAAAGATGGGCGTCTTACATTGGGAAGAGAATGCAACATTAGAACATTACCCGCTCCAAAACACATGGGTGTAAATGAGGGGATCAATATGGTTAGAGAGTATTTGCAACTTGATCAAGAGGGCAAGAGTAGATTGTTGTTTTTTCCAACAGTAAAAAATACATTAAGAGAGTTCAGACTCTATAAGTGGGATAACAAGAGCAAAAAAGATGTAGTGAAAAAAACAGATGACCATGCCATGGATAGTCTGAGATATGGAATTATGCAATATCAAAGAATGGAGGCTCATAGATAACAGGACAATATCAGACCTTGAAAAAATGAATTATGATATATAATGTTGGAAAAGGAGGTTTTATGAACGATGGTTTTTATTATAGATTTATAGGTATAAAATTTAATGATTTTACACAATTAGATGAGAACTTTAATTTTATAGGCCCAACCATATTGGCAGGTCAGGGAGATAAATACCTATGTAATAGTGACTTAAAAGAACTTATTGAAACAGGGAAAAAACATTTTAAAAATTGCGATACAGTCATGTGTCAAGTTTTCAAAGTAAAAAATAAAAAAGGAAAATACATATCTAGTTTGTTTGGGCCTGATGAAAGCTCAACAAATGATGGAGATGAATATTTTAAATTTCCTCTCACAATTAGAAAGGCGCTGAAAACTTTAATATCCAATCTTGGAGAACACAATGTCAGATAATTATTTCGTTAGGTTATACAATGCTATATTGGGTAAGGGCTACGCAAAAGAGATCGATAACCCAAAAGAAGAGAACAGAGGTGCCTCTTGGAACAGTGTAGGAGGTGTTAATAATACATTTTCAGCACAGATATCCATGGACGCTTTTGGTATACATGGATATACCCATGCGGGTGTAAAAAGATTGTCTCAAGATCTTGCTGCTCTTCCTCTTCGATTGATTAAAGGATATGGGGAGCAAGCAGTTGAAATAATGGATCATCCTGTTTTGGATCTTCTGAGAATGCCTACAACAGATATAGACGAATTTCTTTTTAGAGAGCAAATAACTATAGATCTTGTATTGTCAGGAAACTGTTATATATTGCTACTTGGTTCTTCAGATCGTCCTGTTTCTATGGTTCGTTTACATCCTGAAGAGGTTAGGATAGTTACAGATCCTCAAAAGGGTCTTGTAGGCTATGAGCATAATTCATCAGGTTCTGTTGTTGTATATCCTCCTGAGAGGATTATACATGGTCGCAATGCTGGATATCAAAAAGGACCACAAGCCCTATATGGTACAGGAGCAATTCAACCATTAGCTAGAGAACTAGACGCTGATCTCAACTCTCAAAAGCTTGTATCAGAAGCAACCCAAAAAGGACGACCTGATGTCCTTCTCTCACCTAAAGAAGATGGTGATATTTGGAACAAGGAAGTCAGAAGACAGATCTTAGATCAATATGCTGGTATGCAAAGATCAGGAGGTGCCATGGTTTTGAGTGGTCAAGTCAATGTTGATCTTCTTCAACTGTCTCCTCGTGAGATGGAATTTCAAGCCTCTAGAACATTTGCTAGAGAATCGATCTCTGCTGTTCTTGGTGTTCCTCCTTCTGTTCTTGGTTTACCTACAGCAAACTATGCACTAGGGAGACAGCAAGCGGTTGAATACTGGAGCAACCAAATAAAGAGAGGTAAAAGGATCGCCTTGTTGTTTACTCGTATTGCTAGACTTTGGGATGATGATCTACACTTTGAGCATGATTATACAGAGGTTGAAGCATTGCAATCTGTGAGAGACGCTAAACTCTTAAGGGTAGAGAAACATGTCTTTTTAGGCGTTCCAGCTCCTATCGCTTATGCTGCTGAAGGTCTAGAATATCCAAGAGCGCAAAAAGAAGCACAGGATATAGGAGAAGAAGAAGAAGAAAATGTTAGGCTCTTAAGATTGTTTGACCAAATAAGTCAAGATAATTATACCAATGAGGTCAAGCTCTTTACATCAGAATATCGATCTGATATTGAAGTTGTTAATGTTCCATCAAATCCACAAGTACAGGAAGAAGAAGAGATCCTCAAAAGCATATTGGGTCTTCCTCCAAACTGGAGAGACTACCAAGAAGCACATCTCTTCTTTAATGCAAATCAGGACCAAATGAAAGAAGGATATTATATCAGAATAGGAAGAAGATTAAACACTGATGATATTCTTAACGCTGCTCCTGAGACAGGAAAAATAGCGATATTCAAGGACTTGTTAGATCTTGCTGTTGATCATCTCAATGGTAGATTTGGAAGACCACCAATAACAGAAGAAGAGAGAAGATCAGCATATCAAATCATTGTACAGTACTTTGATGTTTTAAAGATGGAGGCTCCTGCTCTTTTAGATAGCTATTTAGAATTTGATAGTAAAAAAAAAGACTCTGAAGAGCTTACCAACTTCCCCAAAAGAGGAGACAATAAAAAGATCTCACTCAGGAACAGTCAATACAGGACTTTTGACGTTGGTTATGCTGAAAAACTTAAAGTAGACTATCCTTCCATTTGGAGGGCTGGAGGCAACATAAGAGGCAATGAACAGTTTAGAAAACTTGTTCCTATATCAAAGAGAGGAGGTCAGGCTACAAGTCTCTCAGAAGAGCGTGCTATCAAACTCAGAGAAGCATGGATCGCTCGACATCTCAAAGATGGATCTCAGTTTTCAGACGCTGATCATCCTGTCAACCTGTCAACAATTGCTGGGATTGTTGCTCAAATCAAATGGTTGGCAATTGGATCAATAGGTCAATCAAAAATGAAAAAGATCATCAATCAGATGAAGAAGAAAATAGACGCTAAAAAAAAGATTGAAAAGAGCCAAGAACGAACATGGAAGGCATGGATCAGGAAGTCACAAGGAAAAGCAGAGAAAGATCTATTAAGAGCCTTCAAAAGTTATCTCAAGGCTGCAAAGAATAGATATGTAAAGCGGATCAATAAAATAGAAACAAAGAATATTCCTACAGTGTCAATTCTCGATGAAACAAGTCTTTTAGATCTCGTTACAGAAAGACAAGAGCTACAGAATGCTGTTGGGGAAAAATGGATCGGCTGGTGGATGTTGACAGGTAATCAGCAACTAGATGATCTGTATAGAAGAGCGGGAAAAGAAAAGCCTTTGGATCTTGTATTTGGAGGTCGTGATTATGCTAGACAGATATGGAATGAGTCAGTTATTGATATCACAAGATCAACAGGTCAATCTATTGGGTTCTTTGTTCAAAGAGGTCTTGAGGATGGTCTATCAACAAGAGAGATAGCAAAGAACTTACAGCAAGATGATCAAAGCGGGATCTTTACATTGGGAAGAGCAAACAGGATCGCAAGAACAGAGGCTACAAGAGTAGTAAATGAGAGTACAGTAGAGAGTTATAAACAACTTGGAGAAGCGGGTATACAAGTCAGGAAGCAATGGTTATCAGCTCGTGATGGTAATGTAAGACCCTCTCATGTTTCCTTGGATGGTCAGACAGTGGGAGCAAATGAAAACTTTATACTTCCTGCTGAGTTTGGAGGTTATGAAGCCTCTTCTCCTGCTTCTTTTGGTCAAGCTAAAGAAGATATAAACTGTAGGTGTACAGTACTGCCTATTATTGTTGATTAATTCCTATTAAAATAGGAAGAGAATTATGTATTAAAGTTCATAATTTTATGCCAAACTACATAAAATGTTTATAATTATGAACAATTATAAACTTTAATATATAAAAAAAGATTGAATACTTTTATACATTAGATTTGATGTATAAAGAAAATAGAAGAATCTTCTCTTATCTCTCCCCTAATTCCTCAAGTGCTGTATATCCGCAACCTGTATATAATCTCAACGCTCGAGCTATTGCTCTAGTCTCTGACATTCTTATCAAATGAGGAGCGATCATCTTCCCAACGTTTCTAGGAGACGCGTCTCCAAAGGCGTTGTATGTTCCTCTCTCTCCTGTTACTGTTGCTTTGAAGATACATAATCCAGTTGCAACTGTTATATAGGTTTTGCCATTCTTCTCTTCTTCTGTTGTGTTTTTATCTAGAGATACCATTTCTGTAGCTATAGATTGAAGACCTTGATCATGTGCAATCGCTAGAAGCCCTTTGAAGGTTATGAACTCCTTGCCTTGTAATTTGATGATGTGTTTTTGATATGGGTTTGTCATTGCTATTCTCCTTTGATTTTCTTAATTGCTTTTAGAATATATTTGGGTGTTTCATATTGTTGATTGTCTTGCATTTCATCATCTACAAATATTCCATCAGACCATGTCTCAATAAATCTTTCATCATATACATAATTACAATCGAATTCAATATAGTAACTTCTTGCTTCTCTTACAGTTTTCCACCTTGTTGTTATTTCATCTATTGGATTTCCATCTTCATCCAATTTGCCTACTACAAACCAATAATCAATTTTTCTAGTTACTACTTCTCTCTTTGTGCGTTTCTTTCTTTTCATTGCTATTCTCCTATTGGTTATGGGAGGTTTTACCCTCCCTTGTTGGTTGTTGTTATGAGTTGCGTTTAAACCATTGATCTACTTCTTTAATGTATCGTTTCGGAACTGATGAACCATCATCAAAATCTTCTGCTATCCATCCTG